GGGGCAGGATCAAAGGTGCGTGTACCATCAGGGCCGCTACAGATCGTAACTGCCCCAAATTCCGAGCCAGGAGCGAAGGCTGTGGGCGAAGCTGAAGACCCGATGATCTCCATCATGCTCAGATTGTGGATGCCTGTTCCCGGGCTGGGGATCAAGAGCTCGTTCATCCGAGGCTGAAACGTCTCGCTCCACGGCATGAAGCATATGTTCGCCACCCAAGTGGCTCCCGTCGGTAAACTCGGAGGTTTCTGGATCGTTATGACCCTGTTGACCACCTGGACCAACGACATGCCAGTCTCCAGAGAGGGAGGTGTGGGGACAAGTTGCCTCCTCGCATCCATCAGGGGATCGGTCATGTACATGAGTGCGTCCACGGCTGCTGGGTCCATCCCTACAGCTCGTGAGCGCTTCTTCATTGCCTTGGTCTGGATGGCCTGGCGACCGGCCGAGCTCGTCTCGAGGACGTGAGGCTCGGGGTCGCCGTAGACCTCCGCTTCTTCGTCGAAGTCGATCGTGGTGTCTGGCTCTTCGTCCGCCATGCATGTCATTTGTCCGGGTGGGTAACCATGCGGTTCCCGGACAGAACCTGCACCGCCGCAGGTGGGGGACGTAAGACAGACCAACACTAAGACGATAAGACCATAGCGCAGAGCCATGAGGACCTGTGCGTAGCCACGTGGGCCGATGATGACGGAGCGCCTATTCTTGGAGCGCCAGGCCGCCATGGACGGCGGGCGCTGCGGCTTACGTGGGGGCCGCAGCCTGGGCTTGGACTCGTGACCGGTCCACCGTTGCCTCAGATCTTGGTAATCAGGAAACGGGGGCACAGCAAGTGCATCGACACCCTCAAGTATGGCACGGTTGTAGACGTCACGGAGTTTCTCGTACGTCTCGCCATGGTAAGCTTCCGTGCCGGGTGTTGGTTGGGCGGTGTAGATCACGAGGCCCAGGACGCGTTCAATCGTCGCGATTGGGTCTGTAATGGAGCCGTTGGGTGGCATGAGGAGGCCACCAAGAACGCGCCGCTGGTCGAAGCCAGCGGCGAGGTCGCCGTTTGTGTCATGCATCGCAGTAAGGCCAAGATACGTGTGGCCTATAACAGAAGAACTGTCGTCGATGCCGGGCTTAACGACGAGGCCAAGGTGGCCTTCGAGCACCTTCTTACGGTGCTCGAGGCCATACCAGTGGCATTCGTTAGTGATGTACATGAACTCATCATCACCCTGGCACCTCATCCGGACATTGGCCTGGAAGGCGGAGGGTGTGCGCATGTGGTCAGGCGCAAGAACGTACCATGCGTACCAGTTGGCAAGCACGCGTCTAATTGTGTTTGATGATGAAGTCCGCACACAGCCGCTCTTCATCCCATGGGTGGTTCTGAAAACCTGGCCGTTGGGGAGAGCGACGGGACCTGTGGCTTCTTGGTGGAAGAGGGTACCAAGAACGTATTCGTACTCGCCTCGATCTTCCGTCATTGCAACGGTGGAGAGGCGGAGGTCGTATTCGAGCTCAATGAGAGCCCGGCACTGTGTGGTGTCGTAGCTCGTGAGGTCGGACTCTGAG